AACAATATTATCATCCCAATCGAATGCATAATATTTTAAATCAGGTGATCCCTCTGTTTCAAATCCTTCTGTAAACTGTCTTTTCATTTGGCTAAAAGGGGGACAATGTCCCCCTTATTTTTTTTAGATATTTTCAAACGAAGCTCCTGTCGGTGTGATGAAGAATTCAATATCGATGAATTCCAAAGCCTTCGTAGGTTTTAAGTATATCTTTCCTGTTAATGTATTTCTATCTAAGTCTTCAGGTGTGGAAGAAACTGTTACTCTGAAGTCATATAAACCTCTGTCTCTTCTAATTGAATCCAAAATAGGATTGACACTATCCAAGAATTGTTGTCTAACGATTTGGTCGTTTTGTTCGAACAACAATCTTACAGCTACTGCTGAAATTAACTTTCTTGCTTGAAGTAACAATCTTCTAACGTTCAATCTGTTAAGTGCAGTATCTGCAACTTGTAGAGTTTTATTACCCCAAATTACAGTTCCCACATCAGCGAAAGTTGCGATAGGGTTGATTCTTCCTTGATACAATGTATCTCTATCTTCTTGAGTTAACTTCACTCTTGCTTTGATAGAGTTTACAAGACCTCTTGTGTAACCCGCTGATGCGAACCAAGGGAATGCAATGTTATCTGTCAACGCTAAGTTTCTACAAACTTCACCTGTTGCAGGTAAGTAAATTTGTGTATTATTAACAGTATCTCTTGTTAAAATCCATGGGTAGTAAGTTGCGGTGTAGTTAGAATCAATTCCTGTGTTATCTAAATTATCAACAGCTTCTTGAGGATAAATTACATCCAAAGTACTTGTTGCATCTGGTGTATACATTTGATAATCAGGAGTCGTTGCTATATACACTGAGTCAGCTCTTGAGAATTGAATCATGTCAATTGCCTCTTCTACAAGGTTAGAGTTGTTTACATAATCAATACTTGTAGTAGCAAACACGTTGATATTTGTAGATTCAGGATTTGCGAATGTCAAAATACCAAGTAAGTAAGCGTAGTAATCGGTGTTAGCAAAATCTTGAGTATTGTTTTGAACTACAATTCTTTTGAATAGACCATCACCAGTTGCGTTTGGATATCTTGTTGAAGCGGATGCACCTGCCAAGTAACCTGTTGCTCCTAATTGGAATTGGTCTTGGTTAGTTCTGAACTCTCTGTAAATGTCCCATCCATCAAATCCACCCGCAAAACATATAGTATATTTTCTTGAGTAAATAAAGTAGTAAGGGTTTTCTTGAGTTTCAGGGTCTCTTGTGAAATCAGCAACACCACACTCGAATGCGGTTTCACCACTTGTTAAGAATGAGTTCGAGATTGTTACAACCGTAGCACCTGAGTCCATATGGAAACCTTTACTTAAGTAATTCCAAGTTTGACCCTCAACAGGTATTGGAGACGCAATCCAATTTATTGGATTCTGTGTTCCTTTATATTGTAAGAATGAATCATCAACCCCAAATTGATTTGAGAAACCTAAATAACTTCTTCTAACAATGTCTCCTGAAGATTCAACAACGTCAGTTGGTGCTCCGAAAGGAGGATTATAAATTACTTCACCAGGGAAATAATATTTTGTTTTGAAAATTGGAACTGGTGAAGGGTTTGTTACAGAGTCATATTCTCTTTGAGTATATCCGTAGAAACCACAAGGAATCGCGTCCACTGGTGCTTCATCAGCCATTTCAATCATTATATATCGTGAAATCAAAGCGTATTCACCATCAGTTGAACCTATTTTCTTAGCAACGAAGTTGTTAGACAATGGGTCCATATTACAGTTAGTAAATTTCTCAATAACAACAGGGTTTGCGTCAGTGTCAAAGAAATTTCTAACAAACACATCAAATGTCATATTATTGAAAGATAAATTAGCAATTGAAACTTTTACCTCAGTGTTTGCTGCGTTACCATCAGAAATTGAAACAAACTTGAATAAGTTATAAACTTTATTACCTCTCAATTCAGATACCAAAAATGGTGTACTTGGAGATTTGTATTGTGTTACCTTATAAGCAATTGATGTTGGATCTTCACTTCTTGCGTCTGGTAGAGCAATCAAATCACAATTTAATCCACGAATATATCCTTGATTGTAAGCGTAATTCAAAGTATTTGGATATATTTCTTCCACATAAACAGGAACCTCATTTCTTGATTTACCAAAGTTATCAACTCCTAACACCTTTGTGATGTATTTTGAAGAAGATGCTGACATTGAAGTCTCGAAAGAGAAATTGTCTCCGTCTTTAGTTACACCTGAAATTAAGAATGATTCAAACGGTGATTGTGTTACTCCTGAATATTGTTCAGTACAAACTAACTGTAAATCAGTTAATCCACTTACTTCATATATTGGACCGTGATTATCACTTGTTGAACTATTAGTAAATAATGAGATACCTCTTGAACGTAAAGTTGCAACAACCATGTTGTTGTAATCATAATATGCAGTACCTGAATAGGTGTATGTTTTACCTGTAATAGTACCCGTAAATGTTGATGACGCTCCCGAAGTTAATGAACTAACATTATAAAAGAAAGAATATCCCGAATAGGCATTTCCTGATGTAATATCAAAGTTGGCATAATACCAAGGGTCGTTCAAGTCAGAAGACAAGTCGTTAGTTGCGATGTTTACTGTATCACAACCATATTCATTAATAACATTTGAATAAGTTGCAGTTAAATCATAAAAATCACTCTCAGGAAGAACACCATAAACCACTGCAGTCGTTGCTGATAGTGAAGGTGTATCCATGATGTTATCAAGATTACTAGTAAAATCCAACGATAAAGTAGATGTACTACCATCAGATAATCTATACTGAGTATTGAATTTTGCTAATACTTGTGCAGGTAATGCTCCACCCGTGAATGTTACAGTATTACCTGATGAAGATCCAGAAAAGTTTGCTGAAAATGTTGTTCCAGTTGCAGGACTAAATCCAATCGTTAGTGGGTCAACATTTGCAATTACCTTTATACTCCAAGAAGGTCCCGCATCATATCCTGATAAACCTAAAATTCTTGTAACAAAAAGTTGATTAGATTGTTGTAAGTATGACTTTGCAATATATGCCGCCTCATACTTAGGGATTTGTGTGTTTATAAATTTTGTAGGTTCAGTCCCCCCAAAATATGCTTGAAACTCATCGTAGTTTGTGATAAAAATAGGTTCGAATGCGGGACCTTTAATTGTTTCTCCCACTAAACCTAACGTAGTAACACCTACACTTTGAGCAACAAATGATAAGTCAGTTTCAGACGTATATACTCCAGGCGATACGTATACCTTTTGATTTACTTGTGTTGTTTGAAAAAACATAGTTCAAAATTATTGTTAGCAAATTTATTTTAATGATAAATATTCATATCTATGTGAAAAAACTTGACTTTTGAATATCTATTTGTAAGTAGTATGAATTTATTCTACCTTTTTTCTGCCCATGAAAACAACCAAAGAAATAAAGAATATCAAAATATCCCCTGAATCACATGAGATATTAAAAAAGTACTGTGAAAAGCGTGGGATAAAAATTTATAAGTTTTTGGAGAATCTTATAATGGAGAAGTGTAAAGAAAAGAAAGACATCTATGGTGAGGATTAAACCAACTGAGCCTCGAACTCAATGTTAGATTCTAAAGTGTTGTTAGTTTTGACAACATCAATTCTTAAAATATCATTTGTAGTGATTTGAATTTCTGAAACATCAGTACCAAAATAATCACCATTTATATAGACATCAAAACTATCGACATTGGTCGACCCAATCAAAGACATGTTTGCTCTGAAATCAATAATTTCACTTAAGGTGTCATTTCCAACTACGTATAAAAAGTTGGATAAAAATTCATCAGGATTTTCAGGAAACTTTGGTCTTCTTCTTTTTAATACGGTAGTATCCAATTCCATAATTTGGGCAACTCGGGCAATTGCAGGTTTAACTTCAAATTCTTCTTCATCAATTAAATAACCTAGCATAGTGAAGTCATAATTCTGAATAAAATATTTTCTAGCATCCATCTGCATTTGTGAATCATCAGATATATTATTAAGAATAATTGGAACATATTGACCTTTAATAAAAGTATATGCTTGTCTTGAAGAAAACTTTTGCATAATAATCTTATTAAGTTGGTTTAATTCTCTCATTCTATTACAAATAATTTTTACACTGTAATTAATATCAACTGGAACTGGTTGTGGGATTGTATATATATCCATACCTTGTTCATTACCATTCCAAGTTGGCACAGAGGCGTAGTAGAATTGTTTTCTGTTAGGTATAGTATATTGTAAAGACGGATTAGTTCCGAATTTAACTTCAGGTTGTCTTACCACAGTAATAAATGGTGGTTCAGGGTTGAAATCCAAGTTGGTAAATAATGCCGTTTCAACATATTGAGACCAATTTTGTGTTGTGATTATAATATCAACCATCGGAATAATTTTTCCAGCGGTCACAACTTTAAGATCTTCTTTGACAAAATCTAACATACCTCTATCCAAATCAGCATGTAATACTGATTTTGGTAAGTAAGTTCCATCTTTGTTTATATACTCAAGGAGTTGTTCTCTTCTTGCAAACAAAGTTTTCTTCGGAACTAAAGGTAATGTAGGTTTTACTTGTTTTGGTAATGGCATCTTTTTTTATTTTTCAGAATTATCATGTCCACATTTATGACATATGTAGGGGTCTTTACCGCCTTCAGATAATTTCCAAGACCAACCACATTCATCACAAATAACTTTCTCTTTGGTAACCTTTTCAATGATTCGAGTCAACTGAGTTTCCCTAACAATAATTTTCATTATATTCCCCTAAATTCATTTTCACTAACATAAGTGGCAATAACAGTTCTATAGAAAGGTTTGTATCCACCATATGTATGTTTATTATC